TCCGGTTCGGGCCACCACCCCTCACATTAGCAGACCCAACTAAATCCAACTAAAAATAACTAAAAAGCCCCGTCGTTATTGGCTTCCAGCCCATTCCTTTTCTTTATCAATCGGTCAGATTAAACTAAAACCAACTAAATTAAACTAATTTTTGCGGTAGGCAAAAAGGTAGGCAGAAAAAATGGCTACTAAACTGACCCAGACATTTATTGATAACGTTGAACAGGACGGATATTTTTTTGATGCAAAAATTGAGGGACTATGTTTTAGAAAACGAGGTCCTTCATGCTCCTGGTATTTCCGCAGAACAATAAACGGCAGGAGACGTGAGGTAGGAATCGGATCTACGAAAAAGCTTTCTCTCGTTCAGGCAAGGGCTGAGGCAACAAGATTGAAGGCTCTTTCAGAGTACGAATTTTTACAGCGTTTTGAGAAGAAAGATAAGCAGCAGAAAGTTGATTCGTTGACATTTTCTGAAGTTGCACAACGTTTTGAGGCTTGGAATCTCGAAGTAGGTAAATGGCAGGAGCTTGACAAAGGTCATCGTGTTTACAGATCCAGGATGAAAAATCATGTACTGCCGTTTATTGGGAATCTTGAGATCAACTCTATAACGTGCGACAACATCGCAGAGCTAGCGAAAAGAATTCACGATAAACCGGATACGGTTGAAAGAGTTGTTCAGTTAATAAAGAGAATTTTTGACTGGGCGAAAGCAAAGCGCTATTTCAATCATGACAATCCAGCTGATAAATCCGGTGCATTGAAGTTTTTACTGCCACCAGGCAAGCATATTCCGCGCAACAGAGGCGCCCTGAGTGTGAAGGAGTTGCCCGCTTTTATGAAAGAACTTCATGACAACTTCGCAGGCTCGAATGCTAACAGGTGCGCGTTTTTTGCAATTCTCACAGCAACACGCTCACAGACAGCACGCGAGGCTAAGTGGAGCCAGATAGATTTTGAAAATAAAGTTTGGGATATTCCGCCGTCTCAGCTGAAGATGTCTGAGAATGGGGCGCTGATCGTCCCCCTGGCAGATGAAGTGATTGAATTTTTGAGACAGTTGCCTAGGCGAGAAGGACAGGATCTGATATTTCCAAATCCTTCAGGAAAAGTTATGACTGACACAGCATTTTCTAATGTTGTGAAGGATCTGCCTAGCAAATGGATTGACTGTGAGCAGACACGCTCACGAGAGAAGGAGGTGCGCGCCACGCCTCACGGGATTGCTCGTGCAACATTCAGGACGTGGGCACAAGATGATGAATTGGGTAACGATCAAAGATTTAGTGATCGTGTTGCCGAGCTCTGTTTGCACCACAAACCTCAAGATGGTTATAACGGTGCATACGAGCGAAATAAGTCATTTATCAGGCGTCGCGAAATGATGGACGCCTGGGCGAAGTATTGTTTTAGTTTGATCAAGCAATATTGAAAAACTGTCTGATTTTGCTTTCCTCAAACAGTCTGATCCCATTGACCACCTTGGCGGGTTTGGGGAATCCCACGTCCTTATGAATAAATCCTCGTGATGAGTAATACCCGCCATTGATGTAGTTTTTAATTGTCGATATGGAGAGACCTGAAATTTCAGCGATCTCTTTGATTCTGATAAGCCTAGTTTTCATTGTTATCCCTCCCTAATACCTATTCCTCCGTTCGTTCGCTGGCGAATCGAAAAACTCAACGAGATAATCTGTCCTGTCCTGCTCGAATTTAGCTGTGTATCGGAGCGCGTATTTTTTGCGCGCTTCATCAGCAGTCATTCCTAACAACTTAGCAAATAGGTTATAAATATTGTTTAGTTTTTTTTCTGAAAATTTGTCCTGAGAAAATGCTGTTAAGGTGATAGCCTTGACCCAGCAAGGAATTTCAATCTGCTCAGTGATGACTTTGAGGCTTATACGTTCATTCATTTTTAGATGATTCCTTGATTCGTTCGAGTTGTCTGTCAGCTTTTTCAGACATGAGCTTGTCCATCGTTTCCTTGGATTCTTTGTGTTGATTTATGAAGTATTCGACTTGTCGAGAAAGCAGGAGAACATCTGTAAGTTCTCCTGTACCCTTCTCCCTAGCTTCATCGAGTTTCTTGCTTACGATGTCTGGATCAAGTCCTAGCCTGTCGGAGTGATCAAGCAAAAGTCTGTAATAGAGGATCTTTAGGCTTATAGCTGCATATTCTGCGCATTCCTCAGCAAGTTTCACTGCCTGAATATCGAATCCGTATTCTTCGGCAATCGCTTCAATTTTTTCGTTCAATTCCATTTGTTCAGTCCATAAAAAAACCGCGATTAAGCGGCTTTCTTGTCTTTTAATTTCGTCATTTAGTGATGTCTAAAACGTATTCACACGCTATGCCACATTCAGACATAATTTCCGTCGTTTAGCGCTTTTAACGCTACTTTGTTGTTGATAAAGACTGGCGTCTCTGTAATAACGTTATCGATCTGATCGCGGAGCGCCAGTCCATTCTCGGTAAAGAAACGCTCTATAAATAAGATTGAGGATGATTAACGATGTATCTCACTTTTAATTCGTTCTCCTATCCATCTAACAACCGGTACAGCCCACGAATTTCCTACAGCTTTATAACGGGGGCCGTCCGGACAAAATTCTTTAGATTTTCCTTTGTGATTTATTCGCGTCCAGTCGTCAGGGAAACCTTGCAAACGTTCGCACTCAATCGGCGTTAGCTTTCGTACTGATCGCTCTAATAAACACGGTACGTTATTCCCGCCTGTGCCCATTTTAGCTGTAAGCGTCGGCGACGTATTCTCATATTCGCGAACTACGTCGTTACGGTATGATATGTCTAGTATTAAAGTCTCTGAGCCGCCACCGTTAGAGCCTCCACTAGCTCTAATAGTTCCTCCTAGATCGCATTCGCAGAACGCTCCAAAGCTACTTTCAGCGTATGCGGCAACGTTTTTCCGCGTGCTTTCGCACGTTTCAGTATTCCCGCGCACGCCTTGGCGCTCAAATAATATTTTTGAGGGATCGAGCCTGTTATCAGCACTTGCGATAACGAAGACTCTTTTACGACGCTGGGGGACTCCGAAAAATTGAGCATCGAGTGTGCGCCATGCGACACGCCTTTTTGGACCGGCAACGATACCTGCGCCTGGCCACCTGCCGTGCGGTATTTCAAGGGGAAAGTCCGCTCCACATATTCCAGCCAAGAAGCATCCGAAAGCGTTGTCTTTTGTGTTAAGCACGCCGGGGACGTTTTCCCATAAGACAACAGGGGGGGGCAGTATTTGTTCACTGCGTTTACTTTCGATTTCATTTGCTATCTCACAAAAAGTTAAAGTTAAATTTCCTCGCTGATCGTCGAGGCTTAATCTTTTTCCTGCGACTGAAAACGCTTGGCACGGTGTACCGCCACAAAGTAAATCAGGCGCCTCAATTTCTCCGGCTCTAATTCGCTCCGGTAACGTGGTCATGTCTCCGAGATTTTTGACGTTCGGAAAACGTTGTTTAAGTAGTTCAGACGGGAACGAATCGATTTCAGAAAACCACGCTGGCGACCAGCCGAGCGGCTGAAAAGCAACTGAGGCCGCTTCGATACCGGAGCACACCGATCCGAAGCTAAACGACATTTTTAATCTCCTTGTCGTTACGTCTTTCGACTACCTCCATGAGGCAATAATTAGCTAAGTCGAGTAGCGTATCGTCGACTTTCTCATCCGCGACTTGGATGCGTTCGCCATTCAAGAGAAGCGTCTTAATACGCTCCATCTTGTCCATAAGCCTAACGAGAATCGCGTTAGGTACTTCTCTACGTACTTTCGCGAACGAATCGCCGTAGTCAGCATTTTTGCGACTATAAATGTCGTTTAACTGATCGCATAACGATTTATGAATTTCAATTTTGTTCATCATTAAGTCATAAAAAAACGCCCCAGCATTAGGGGCGTCTGAAATGTCTTTGTTTGAGAATTGCTCGCGTGCGTCCAGGCAACTCGAAAACGTCACGAATACCAGCCTCAAGTTGCTCCCTGGCAAGCTGTCGTGCTGCAAGGAATTCCCGTGTTGTTCTTTCCGGTGCTACTTCCATCCCTTCCTTGAGAAGGGCCACGCCATCCGAACAAACCTCCTGGATGACTTTCAGCTCCTCAGCTTTCGCGACATAGCCGGAAGTCTTTCCCTCTTTCTTGCGCTCGACAATGGCTGCCAGGGCATACAACGCTTCAATCTGGCGATTAGTGAAATCACGCGCCTCCTGCTCCTGGCCCTTCCACTTGCGGTCAAAAAGCATCATCCCGATCCAGTTGAGTAGATCTTCAATCTCGTGCATATTCGCATCGCTCGCCCTTCCACTGGGCAGTGTCGTGAACACGACTAAGGCGAGATTGTTGATGATGTCCTTGAGTTCGTTGATTGTCTCTTTCGTGTAGAAGCAGCCATTGAGGACGATTCTTCTCGGCTTGTACTTCTTACGGGGTTTCTTGTTAGTTGACATGTTGAATCGTTGGATTTAATTGTCAGTGGCATGATTTTAGCGCCCTGCGGATCGCGATCTTTGCTTCACTCAGAAGCTCCCAGTAATCTGTCACGAGGCTTTGAACGAGGATTGTTTCAAGCTCTGAATCTAGCTGACCTTCTGATCGCAGTGTCCAGTAGCCGTCATCAGTTTTGTACAGCGTGCAGACTGTCTCGCCATCGAATTTGACCTTGTAGCACTCATGGTCGTGCCAAACAAACTCAACTCTGTGGCTCATGAGTTGTCTCCTGGATAACCTCAGCATCTTCAAAATCTTCTACAGAGACAGCGTTAATGTCGATCACGTCTTCTGGCTTTACTTCTTCTCCTGCCTCTCGTTTGGCATCCACATTTGAAACTTGCAGGGCCTCAATGGAAACTGGCAGGTATTTGAACAATCTTCGGATGACCGTCTTCTTGGCCATGTCTTCAAAATGTGTTCCCCAGATTGATTTTTCCTTCTTGTATTTATAACTTGCAGACGTTGAACGAACTTTTTCAACCTCTGCTCTGCTCATAACCTCGAACTGATACCCTCCACCTCTTAATGTTGCCACTGCGTATACAAATGTAATCGGCTTTGTATCTCGACCTGCTTCTGGTGAAGGAACATGATGAATGTCCGGTCTTAGTCCGAGCTGATAACTGAAATCATCGCCATCACGCACTGCATAGGCATTAAGCGAAAGCACCTGTCCTGAACGTCTCGCCAGGTCAATCATTCCGCGGTAACCGAGTATTAACTGGCATTGATTTCCATACGGTACAAGATAAACTTGTCCAAGTGCAGAACCCGGCTCTAAACCTAATTGTGCAGCTTGCATGACAGAACCCAAAAATGATGTTTTATCTGTATCAAGCAGTGTTGTGTTTTTGCGAATCTCGGTTGCAGCTATTCTTATCATCCTCTCAGCACTCAAATGTTTAGGAAGTGCTAATGAAAGTTTTTGCTTGAATTTTTCTGAAAATAATTCATTGACCAGTGCTTGTCCTTTCTTTTTCGGTTTGGCAACTGGTGCTGTTGTTGTCGGATTGACTACTGCTGCAAGTTGATCTGTTGTTGACATTGATTTTTCCTATAAAAAAAAGCCCCATTAGGCGGGGCTGTGTGTTTTGTTCTTGAGTTGCTTCATGAGTTCTGCTCTTTTGATTTTCATGTTCAGTAGCTCTATCTTCATGTCCTTAATCTCGATGTCATCCATAATGTCCTTTTCACTGCGTTCGCTCTCAGAGGTTATCGGATTGTCTCGGATGTGCTCAGGTGCTATAGTTTTCTGAGATTCATTAAACAAATCAGGAGTTGACGTTTCGATAGGCGCAACTCCTATTTTTGTGTTCACGATCTCCCTCATCTTTTCCAAAGAAAGAACCTGACCTCGATGACGTGAATGAATGATTTTCACAAGATCATCATCGCTCAGCTCACGCATAAAAGCGGAAACGTTTAGCGCCTGGTCATACGTAATCGAATCTTTTCTTCTGAAAGGAAAGTCAATGAGAGTATCAGATACAAGATTTTCAGAGTAATAGTTCCCCAGTTTCAACGCGCATAAAACTCCATTTCTTTTTGTCGAGAAATTCACTGATACGGTGGTTTTTGAAACTGTAACAGTGAGACATGTTCCGCCGTTGAAGCAGATTGTTTTGGTCTTTGTCCAAGTCTCTGCTGGCGTGGTCAGAAACATGTTCATGATTTTTGTATCCAGTTCTGCCTGGCTCAATAGTTTTTCCATTTTTTACTCCTTAAGTCTCATTACACGGGTTGATGTTTCTTTTAAATATGCGAGGTACAAATCCAGGTGCTCGCGTTTGAATTTTTCAATGTCGAATCGCCTTGATGTCTGCTGCTTGAATGTGATGACCGTCTCGCCTCCGATGGAGACTGCCTCAAATGCTTTCATCTGGACGCTAACTTTGTTCTTGAGAGCGTCCTTCTCTTTATTGAGTTCTTGAATCTGACTATCGACACGAACAAGCTCACCGACATCAATAACAAGATCACCCTGAGCCTCCAAAGTTTCCCCATTGCTTCTCCCGTAAAGTTTGAGCACATCTTTAATGTTCGCTGGTTCCGGTGGTACTTTTTTCAGCACGTTCTCGAACCAAAACGTTTTGCACTTTTCTTTGATTGCCTCGAACACATCAGGCCGTGACTCGATCCAGTAGAGGCGGTAATCAGCGCCACCGATCAGCACGCCAAGGAACATCCCTTTGAGTTTCAGAATTCCGCAATACCATTGGACTTGAGTTTCGTAATACATCGGTATCACGTGCTCAGTTTTGATGTTGCGCTGCTGAATCTCAAGCTCCTGGCTCGGACCCCAAAGATGACTCATGAAGGTGCTGGCCGTTTTCGCTTCAAATGCGATGTCAGTGTTGATTGGACGCTGCACGCCAGTTAGTTCAGAGTATGTCTGAACCTCTTTCTCAGTTTTGAGCGGTCGGACACGACTGGCGATTTTAGGATTGATGATGGCCCTATCAATATTGGCTATCATCCAGGGATTCTCAGGATCAGAGAACTGGTGATCAACACGCTGAACCTTGTAACCAGTACGTTTTTGAAACTCTTTTGCGACTGTATCTTCTAGAGTAGTTCCCCAATAAGCTGCTTCGCTTTGCTCGTGATCCTCAGAAAGACCAAGTTTGTCATTCCAGACATCGAGCGGTGTTTTGTACGGGCTCAAACCTAACACAGCTGCAACGTCCGATCCGCCGATTCCCGTGCGACGACCTTCTAACCAGGCGGATCGTTGATCGTTATTCATTTTTTCGGATTCCTATCAATAAAAAAATCTGTAAATAGTGCTGAAAAAGGGGTCTGAGGGATGATTAGTGTTTTATTGTTTCGCAAGGCTAATTCTTCTTCGCGTCTTTTGCGATACCATTCTTTGCTCTGCGCATCCATCTTTTCTTTGTTTTTTTTGTAGTACTCGCGCTTCAGTTCTCGTTTGCGCTGTTTTTTACGCTCTTCGTCAGTAATTACTGCCATTCGTTTTCCTTCAAAAATTCGTCGAACAAAGGCTCGATCTCTGGATGTCTTTCATCTTCTCCCGCCTCAGCCAGTTGATTGATCCGTTCGTCACAGTAGCGAGGGATGTACTCTTCAAAGAACTTTTCGAGCAGCCGCTCATACTCTGCTTCGCGTTTTTCTTCTTGCCAGCTCAGTTGCCACAAATCTCCTGGGCCTGGACACGTGCGATGCGTTATGGACATATTCCGAAATATTGCTGAATCTCTGCTGCATGGCACGCCACGTCAAAGAGTATTGCGAAAAGGACAAAGGCCATCAGGAGCAACATGACGCTATCGCCGTCCGATGTTTTTGCTGAGAGTAGTTTTTTCATACGGCCTCAAAAAAAAACCCCCGCCGATCTAAAAGGAGAAGTGAAAAATCGGCGGGGTCCCTGAAAATGGTTTTTTTATTTGATGTCTGGGAACATCACATCAATGACATCAAGACATTTGTCAGAGAAAATGTTCTGACTGTGTTCTTTGAACAGTGCTTTGACTTCCGGTTGTGCTCTGTCCAGCGGGACAATGTGATCAAGTTCAAGAAGGACCTCTTTCTGACCGAGCAGGAGCGCCTGGACAACTGCGCGCTCTGCGTATGTCAAAGCACAATTCAGATCAATTGTTGAGCCTCGATCATTTACGATGTCCTGCACGCAATCATTAAGGATCTGTGCCCCCTCTCCTGGCGATAACTTCATGTTTGCTCCTTAATATGTGAAAAAGACCACATTCATAAGCTCCCCTAAGCGCTGAACTGGAACTAACAGTTATTGGTAAAAGCCCGAGGAGCTTTTAAAGATGGTCTGAAGATGTCAGTCTTTCCGGACTGTCAGGGTTTTAAAGATCCAGGCTGGATTCGTTTTCATCAAACGATGGCCGGATGTATTCGACTTGCGGAAGGAACTTAGTCATAACTTCGGAAATCACTTCCTTGCAGATCTTGAGAGTTTCATAGTTGTGATTGTTCTCTTTCTGCATCTCTGCCGGCTTGACGGAGTTTTCCTTGTCATTCTTTGGATACTTGTATTTGAAATCCTCAAACAAGATATTGAATAACTTGGCGTCACTGTCATAGCTGATCGAAGCGATCATCACGGCATCGTAATAAACCAGCTTGGCCTTGAGACGTTCTTCATCCAGCCACTCCCGTTCTTCCGGAAACTCGTGGACGAATTTCAATTTTTTGGGTTCAAATTTCATAATTAACCTTGTTTACAGACTGTCAGGGAAAAAGCTCATTGAGAAACCCCCGCGTGTATTTGCGTTTTTGGTCGGTTAGCAGTACATGACCCAGACGCAGGGGTTTCTAAATAAGCTCAAACAGAAGGACACTCCATCCAACCAACCTCAGGAGATCTGCAACTTACCGACTATCTTCAGGAGTGCCCTTGTGTTTGTGAACTGTCTTATTGAGTGGCCCCTACAGGTGCTACACGACTTTAACGTTTGACACTTTCAGCATTCTCATCGCCACATCTTCACTTTCGATCCGATTTTTGAGGTGCAATTCACTCGCCACCTTTTGGCTCCGTGCGCTTTCGGTTTACTCGCGGTTAGGAGCCCTCTCAACCTGACAATCATCAGTTGAGCTTTTAAAGAACAGTTGATTGATGTAGTCATGTTACTAATTTAGTAATGTGGTGTCAATTCAATTTGGTAACTTTTGAGTTACTAAAAAAATAATTTTTGTAACTACCAAAATATCTGTGTTTTTTAGGCAACAAAAAAACCGCCTAAGGCGGTTTTTTCTGGTGGAGATTCTTACCAGCGAACTTTGATTAAGTCGGAAAGCAGTTTTGCGTCCTCTGGCTCTTTAAAAACAAACTCTATCGGTTTAGCTCTACTTCCATCAGGCGTAATTGTTAAGTACTTTCCTACAGCTTCAACTCCTACGATTTTTGTAAGAAGCATCTTTCTCACTTCATCATTCACAAAATAATAAAAATTTTTGTTTGTAACCAAGGCATATCCGCTGCCAGTATCAACCGGAACCTCTTCTGTTACCGATTTACCTGCGATCCGACCAAGGCGGAAAGAAACTCCTTTTGCAACATGAATGCCGATTCCGCGGGACCCAGCTTGATAACTGCGTTCATTTTTATAGGTGTTTGAGCGTTTATATGGTGCAACGTATATTCCCGATTCGTTGCGCTGCAGAACGAATGGAAAAGATTGATCTGTACCACAGTTCCATGATTGTGGTGGAACCTCTCTCCGAGCGCCAAAACCTCGAGCGATTGCCCGCCTAATATCTGCAAATTCTTTGCTGGTGATTGTTGCTCCACCGTTTTTGAGCTGGAGAATTTGATCGGCTTTTTCGTTGTACAACTTAAAAGGATTGTCGGAATTTTCTATTTCTTCAATAATTTTTCTTACAGCGGATGAGGCAGCATCAGCCTGACTTTTGGGGATTGCCGGTACATCAGCACCCTGGCCCGTTTCAGCTTTTGATTTTCTGTTTTTAAGGAAATATCTCAGTCCAAACGTTGCTACGAGCGCGACTGCCATCGCCAGGAGCATTCCTTGTTCATCTCGATTCGTGAAAGCGAAAACAATACACATGACCACGAAAAAGAAAAATGAATAAGCAACAAATGCAAAAACAAATCTGAGAGCTTTTTTCATGAGAAATCCTTTCTCAAATACCATGATGGAATTTTTTAACGCATAGCGCAGTGACAACACGGCCAATAATTTTTATCGCATCGATCTCCTGGCCTTTCAGAACAAACGAGTTATAAAGTTTGTTGTCTGAAATAAACTCAACGCCAAACGGCAATACTTGGATACGCTTGATTGTCACGCCACCTCCATAATTCACGCAGAAAATGCCCTCCTGAGTTACGTCTGTATCTCTGACATCGACAACAACAATATCGCCAGAGTTTATGGTTGGTTCCATTGAATCCCCGCGAGCTGTCACCAGTTGGTGTCCAATCGTGCGATAGCGTGAGATGTTCTGTTTGAACCAATCGACACTCACCTGGAGACGCTCAACAACTGCAACATCATTGCACACAGGACCGCCGGAAGGATCGCAACCAGCCTCCACATCTAGCCTGTCCAACGTGACGATGTTTTTTGGTTCTGGTGGTTCTTCTGAGTGATCCTGATCCATCCAGCCAAAGCCGAGGTTTAGTTTCTTTTCAATATCACGTGCCAGCCGGTCACCCATGGCCTTAGGTTTTCCAGTAGCAGTGTTCATAGATTGATTCAAGATCTGTGTCAGTAGATTGTCTTTCCTATCCAGGACTTCATTTAGATTTTTCATTGTGTCGTGACGCTCAACCAATCGTTGCAGGTTGTTTCGCCGAATCTCTCTGATCGAAATCATGATTACTCTCCTTAGTAACAATGTTACTAAATTGACTTTTGACAAGTTACCAATTTGCTTTTATGCTTGTTACTAATTTAGTAACTTCAAGCGGAGTAATCAATGACTTTGGATCAATTCCTGAAACAGGTGGGAAGAGGATCTGCAAAGAAACTGGCGGAGGCCGTTGGTGTGCCCACCTCAAATGTGAGTATGTGGAGAAGAGGCAAACAGCGTCCCCCTGCTGACAAGTGCAAGCTCATCGAGCAAGCAACGCTTGGCGCAGTAACTCGCAAAGAATTGCGCCCTGACATTTTCGACTGATGGTGCCTTATGTCTTGGAAAGATTCGGACACAGTGAGAAAACTCTTTGTTGGTAATTCAGCAGCAAAGAGTGTTTTGCGCTGTCTGGCCGATCACCGAAATGAACAGACTGGGCAATGCAATCCCAGCGCTGATGCAATCGCCTGGGAAACCGAGCTCAACAAAAAGACGGTTTACAAGGCCATTACTTACCTAGAAGAAAAAGGATTCATTAGACGTGAAAGACGTGTTCTGAATTCGTCCAACAATTACGTTCTTAATCTTTCTGATCCTCGTAATGCCGAAAACGGTACTAGTACCAAAAACGGTAGTACCAAATTTGGTAGTACCAAAAACGGGTCTTGTACCAAAAACGGAATTTCCGATGACCCAAAAACGGGTCGTGTGGATGACCCAAATTTGGGTCACGAATCATTAAATGAATCAGTAAATGAATCAGTAAATAACTATATAGAGAGAGCGCCTGATTTTTCCTTAACGTCTCCAGAGAAGACAACTATTTCCAAAAAGGAAACAGTTGAGAAAAAAGCAAAGCGCCAGAAAAAGGAAAAGTTGCCATGTCCTTATAACGAGGACGAACAAATCCCGGAAGAGTTTTTGAAGGTCGCTCAGAAGCACAACATTCAAGACCCTCAGCAACTCTTTTCAAAGATGGTCGCTTACTGCAAAGCCAACGGAAAACAGTACGCAGACTACAAAGCCGCATTCACAACGTGGTGTCTGAACGAATCCAAGTGGCAGCAGCAGAAGCCAGCCAACCAACAAGCCTCTAAACCATACGCATACGAACCGCCTGGCGGATTCACTGAGGAGTACTACCGGGAGCAGTGCAAGTTTGATAAAGACGGGAACTTAATACTATGAACAACAACGAAACCAAAAATCTCAAGGCCGTTGATACCATCCTCGGAAAATTGGAAATACGGCAAGTTAAAACAATGTGCCCATTGCACGGGGAATACCTTGCAAATCAAGTCTGGTTAAGCGGACAGATCAAGGAAATAAGCGAATGTCCTGAATGTTTCAAACTCAAGCAAGCTCAAAAGGCTATTGAGGAAGAGAAGGCAAGGAAAGAGGAAGCCGAGAGAAACCGCAAGCAGAGAATTGTAGAAACCCGTATGCCGCTTGAGTATCAGACCAAGGACTTCTCAACCTTCATTCAAGAGACAGACAGCCAAAAGGCCGCATTCAAATTAGCAAGACGTTTTGTTAAAGGCTGGGAAAAGGCAAAAGCAGGCGGATATGGACTTCTGTTTTTGGGAGGCTGCGGGACCGGGAAGACACACCTTGCATGCGCAATCATGATTGAGCTTCTCAAGGAGTACGCATTCTCTTATCCAAGGTATTACAAAGCAAGCGAAATCTTCTCGTCTGTCCGCAGCACCTACCAGGCCGGATCAACAACGAATGAAGAGGAAACGCTGAAGTTCTTTTCTTCGATTCAGCTTTTGGTGACTGATGAAGTCGGAGTTCAAAAGGGCTCAGAGGCTGAAAAGAGGATTCTCTTCTCCATTCTTGACAACCGTGTGACTTCAAACAAGCCAACGATCCTTCTCAGCAATCTCGGACCCAAAGCACTTGAGGAACTTCTCGGAGATCGTTTGTACGACAGGGTGCGTTCTAAATGCGTGCCCATGCTTTTTGCCGGATCGTCAATGAGAAAACCCGCAACTGCCGATCTTTTCGATTGAGGTGGTTATGTCTGATTCTGTATGGACACTGCTGATGATCACGCTGGCGCCGGTTGTGTTCATCAATCTGATGCTGTTTGGATTGCTGGTGAGGGCGGCGCTTAAGATCAGTAAGGAAACCAAATTAGCCGATCGGTCAAAAAGGAGAAAGTCATGAGCGGGTGCTGCATGTATTGCATTCATGCTCAGGCTTACTGGGTAGGGTCAGATGGAAAGAAGCATCTGCCTCCAAAACAGTCCTTTGGGGACATGAACATCTACTGCCACCATTCGAAAAAAGGCGCCGGCATCGAGTGTTACCCAATCTCATACACAAGGTGCTCGGTTTTTGAACGTGACACAGACGAGCGTATTGAACGCAGGAGAGCATTTTTCTCTCAATTCGATAGATACCGCGTCCACGCTGAGTTAATCGCTCAGAGACGCTAGACAGATGTTTAAACAATATTCAACCAAGGAGAAACAACATGGATTTATCAACAATCGAGAATGCTTTGATCGTGCTGGCTCTAATCAACATCGCCATTTTGTGTGTGGCAGCGTTTGTTTTTAATAAGAACTGTGATCTCAGAATTGAGCTCAAATATCTGTGGATGGCGATTGCTGACCTTGAAGCCGAAAACGAAAAACGTAAGCAGGAGGCAGCATGACCAACGCAAAACGAAAAGGAAATGCAGGTGAAGTCGAGTTCTGCAAACTGATTTTTGAAAACCTCGGAATAGATGTTCATCGCAATCTGCAACAGACGCGCGACGGCGGTGCAGACATCAAACTCAAACCCTATTCCATCGAAGTCAAAAGACGTGCAGCCATTGGAAGAGTTTACGACTGGATGAGCCAGGCCACTGCCGGATGTGACACGGCAGAGCGCCCCATTGTTGTTTGCCGTGCAGATCGTAAAGAATGGCTGGCCATCCTACCCATAGAAGAATTATTCAGGCTGATACGTGAGGAGGTTAAATGATTGATGAGGCTTTTCTTGAACGGCTCTCTAACTGGCGAAGGGTTTACGGTGACCGACAGGTTTATCGCAGATCATCGACATTCGACATCTGCCAGTACCTGCGCGCCTATGCTGATAGAAAACCAGAAACTGAGGAAGAAAAATATTGGCGGGAAGCTGAGGAACTGAGATATAGAGAACCAGCACAGCCATCTCCAGACTATAAGGATGCCGACTTTCTTCAAACAGTTTGGGCTCATATGCCTGAGATGATTGAGTATGTTCCGGTTAAAAAGAATATCAAGATATTCGTGTTTGGCACTGAGTATGACTACATAGCATTGAAGCGCAGAGCACGAATCAGAAGAGATCAGGAGAAGTCGTGGAGAGAATTCTGCATTGAATCATTCCAAAAACGTGTTTACTACGAGCAGGACATCAGAAAACAGTTGCAACTAGAAAACGATTGAGTCATAATGAAACAGACAATTTCAGTGTGTCCTTTGTGATAACAATCGCCCTCAGGCGACCTTTGGCGTGACCGAAGGAAGGAAAGAATACCGAGCCCTAACAAGCTCGGTTTTTTGTTGCTCGATTCATTTGAGTAGTACCGCCAGCTGGGAGCGACATCCCCAGCACCAACAATCCTATGCCACTTCATCTCTGCAACTATCCAGGCTGTAAAGAATTAGTCAGCCAAGGCGAGCGCTACTGTTCTAAACACAAAACAGAAGCGAACCGCTACAAGGATAGGAACAGAGTATCCAGTGCCAAAAGAGGCTACGGTGTTGCTTGGCGCCGTGCTCGATTGTCATTCCTCGCAGATCATCCGATATGCGCTGAGTGTGAACGTAATGGACGCATTACTCCGGCCACTGTTGTTGACCACATCGTCCCTCATAAGGGAAACAAACAACTCTTTTGGGATGAATCAAACTGGCAACCGCTTTGCAAAAGCTGTCATGATAGAAAGACGGCGAGTGAAGATGGAGGCTTCGGTAACAAAAGAGGTAGGGGCGGGTAAGATCTCGCGCTCTAAGGCTCCTAGACCGCGCCCCCACTCGATTTTTTGCACGTGCAAAATGCAAAAACGAAATTTTGTGTGAGACATCGTGCAAAAACGAAATTTTCAATGAAAAGTTCGCGCGCGTGCGCGCGAGTTTTGGAGGTTTTATGGCAGGACGGCCACGCAAATCAGACGCGGAAAAGGCTGCTAAAGGGACACTCCAAAAATGCAGACAAAATTCGCATGAGTGGACCGTCAACGAGAAACTGAACCCGCTACCGCCACCAGGCCTCACGGCTGATGCACGGGATGCGTGGATGATGGCGGTGAAAGTTGCGCCGGAAGGATTCCTCACTGCTCTTGATCATGGAGTTCTTGAGAAGTGGTGCCGGAACTATGCGCTGTATAGAAAACTTTGCAAGGCTGTTGAGGCTGGCGACATTGAGCAGACTTCTGCAAACTCAGGGATTCGCTCACTGTCTCCAACATTTTCAGCACTGATCAATGTTCAAAAGCTGATGCTCGCCTGTGAACGTGAATTAGGTTTCACGCCTATTTCAAGGTCACGAGTACGAGCACAGCCGAATGAAACAGAATCGGAGAATCCGTTTTTAGATGACTAAGAGAGATTATGTACAGATTGCACATCAATACTGCTTGGATGTCATCTATGACCGAATTCTGACTTGTGAATGGGTCAAGAAAGCAGTGCATCGACAGCTCGATGATTTAGAGAACCTCAAGGGTTTTCACTTCGATGAGAGCGCTGCAAACAGAGTTTGTAAGTTCATTGAATGCTTGACCCACGTCAAAGGCAACCTGGCGGGCCAGCGCATCCAATTAGAGCCGTGGCAGGTATTCATCCTCACCACGGTGTTTGGTTGGAAAACGCAGGACGGCAGGAGACGTTTTCGCCGTGTGTACATTGAAGTGCCTCGCGGGAATGGCAAAAGCTGTCTGAGTTCAGGCGTGGCCCTGTACTGTCTGTGTGCAGACAAAGAGCCAGGAGCAGAAATCTACTCATTCGCTACAACTCGCGACCAAGCGAAAATCGTCTTTGGCGATGCCAAGCGCATGGCCGAAATGAACAAGGATCTCCGATCTGCTTTCGGCCTTGAGGTTCTGGCTAATGCGCTCTATTTACCGAGCGCAGGAAGTACATTCCAGCCAAAGTCTGCCGAGGGATCTACCCTAGATGGCTTAAACACGCATCTGGCGGTGATTGATGAGCTTCATGCGCACAAAACTCGCGCTGTGTATGACGTTGTAGAAACGTCCCTCGGTAAACGTCTGAATTCGCTGATGTGGGTTATTACAACCGCTGGATTCGATAAAACAGGGATCTGCTACGAGGTTCGGAGCATGGTCACTAAAGTCCTCAGTGGTTCCGTCCAAGATGAGACACAGTTTGGGATCATCTATTCAATCGACAAAGAGGACGACTGGACAACCGAGGAAGCGCTAGAGAAAGCAAATCCGAATTGGAATATCAGTGTAAGACCGGAAGTTGTTGGAAGCCTCCAGCGCAAAGCAATGGCGATGTCATCTGCTGCAAACAACTTTCTGACAAAGCACTTGAATGTTTGGGTGAATGCTGATAGCGCCTGGATGGACATGAGGCGGTGGGACGAATGCGCCGATCACAACTTGAGCCTGGATGAATTTGAAGGTCAGCCCTGCTTCATCGGCCTTGACTTGGCAAGCAAAATCGACATCTGCGCGAAAGTATTGGTGTTTCCGCGCATCGAGGACGATGGAAAAACACACTACTACGTGTTTCCTCAGTTCTGGTTACCAAGGCGAGCCGTTGAGAATGCAAAAAATTCGCAGTATTCAGGCTGGGAGCGCTCTGAGCTTTTGAATGTTTCTGAAGGTGAAGTCACCGATTTCCGCGCTGTCAAAGAATCAATCCTTGAGGATTGCTCACGGTTTGATGTTCAGGAGGTCGATTTTGACCCGTGGCAAGCTGCGCAGTTGTCTAAAGAGTTGGAGGATGAAGGGGTTCTGATGGTTGAGGTTCGCCAGACGGTGCTCAATATGTCCGACCCGATGAAATCCCTCCAAGCAGCAGTTTATGACCGGACACTCCACCATGATGGCGGTCCTGTGCTCACCTGGATGATGAGCAACGTGATCGCACACACGGACGCGAAAGATAACATCTACCCGCGCAAAGAGTTCCCCGAAAACAAAATTGATGGCGTGGTTGCTTTGATCATGGCTATCAATCGAGCTCAGTCAGGCCAGAGAGAGGCGACCGACACAAATCTATTTTTGAGTTTGTAACATGAAGATCAAGAGCTTTTTTGGACAATTTTTCTCAGGTCTCTGGGGAGGAGGTTTGTCAGATTATTCTGGCCTCCAAGAAAGCACTCCCTCAGTTACGCTGAACAAGGAAGAACCGTACATTCCGCCTGAGGCAGGAATGCAGCTTTCTGCGGTTTGGAGCTGTATCAACCTACTTTCCGAGACTATGGCAACACTGCCATTAGTCATCTACGAGGTAAAAAGAAACGGGGACAAAATTCCCGCCCGTGACACCCGTCTCTGGCAGGTGCTGCACAACCCGAATCAGATCATGACTGCACACGACTTTTGGCTGTGCATGAGCATGAACAGATTCCTTACCGGTAACGCCTACGCGCTAATCCATAGGGACGGAACCGGTGCACTGATGGGCCTCACTCCCCTAGCCTCTGGACAGATGGAAGTCGCGGTCCTGGATGGACAGGTCATCTATCAGTACAACAAGGATGGAAAGTACACATACTTCACATCTGATCAGATTCTTCATTGGAAAGGCATGGGGAACGGCGTTGTTGGTCTCAGTACGTTTGACTACATGAGAGCAACAACAAACGAAATGAAGAACGCTCAGAAGAACGCCTCAGCGCTTTACGGCAACGGCAACCAGCTCACAGGCATTGTGACGGTTGACCGCGTTATTAAAGGCCAGCAGTTGGTTGAACTGCGTGACCGATTCAGAGAGCTGGGCGCATTCAATGGTGATTCTTGGATCAATTTCCTGCCAGCAGATATGAAGTATCAACAAGTGGCGATGTCTGCTGCTGATGCTCAGTTGCTCGAAACTAGACAGTTTGGAGTGGAGGAAATTGGACGCTGGTTTGGTGTCCCTGCTGCTTTGATCAACAGCTCATCCGGCACATCAGGAGCCAGCATTGAGCAGATTGTTGAATCGTTCTATCGAAGCACGATCCATCCGCTGTGCTGTTCAGTCGAACAGGCAATCATGCAGAGAGTTTTTACAGCAGCAGAACGAGCGAAATATGTTGCAGAGTTCAAGATGTCTGCCCTGCTCAGAGCATCGGTATCGTCCCGATACGATTCCTACTCCAAGGCGCTGCAAAACGGTTTTATGACGCGCAACGAGGTGCGCAAACTCGAAAACCTGCCACCGGTCGAGGGTGCGGATCAGCTCACAGCTCAGAGCAATCTTTGGCCTGTCAATCAGCTCGGTGAGCAACAAGCATCACAAAGTCAGTCGGTGCCGGAAGATCCAATTAAGCAATAAATCGGAGAACAAAATGGAAGTTTCAAAACAGCTGGATTTATCAGATGTTGAATTGAAATTTGATGATCATAGTGAGGCTGGCACATTCTCCGGCTACGCTACGAAATTCAACTCTGTTGACCTGGTAGGTGACACAATTCTCCCAGGAGCATTCACAAAAGCACTTGAAAACATCGGCACTTTGCCGATTTTTTTTAATCACAACAGCTATGACGTTCCCATTGGGAAATATACGAAAGTTGAGCAGAATGCCCGTGGCCTGAAAGTTGAGGGTCAGCTCATTCTCGACATCCCGAAAGCTCAGGATGTTTACTCAGCAATGAAGGCTGGCGTCGTTTCTGGTCTATCGATTGGATTCTCTATCAATGATGATGGCTATGAGGAAAAAGAAGACCGCTCTGGCTTCATCATCAAAGAGATTGCAAAACTTCGTGAGATTTCAATCTGCACATATCCGTGCGAGCCGAAAGCACAAATTACAGCTGTGAAATCTGAAGATGTCGAACAGCTGAAAACAGTACGAGATTTTGAAAGATTCTTGAGGGATTCAGGATTCTCAAAAAGTGCGGCACTGGCGATTGTTTCCAGGGCTAAACAGGTTTTTGCTGATGATCTGAGAGATTCAGAAAAACAGGAAAAACAACATGAATTAGATGCCTTAGAGCGTCTCAACTCCTATCTATAAGAGGAAATCATGGATAAATATGAAGAAGTAATTGAATCCGTCAAGGCCAAAGTCGATGGATTCAAGGCAAACACTGAAAAACACGACACTGAAATCAACGAGCTTAAAGAAAAACAGGCTCAGATTGATAAACAAGTTCTTGAACTTCAGCAGAAGAGCATCAAAGTTGATGCTCCGAAAGAACAAACTACTGTCGGTGATTCTTTCGTCAAGTCTGATTCCTATCAGGCATTTGCAAAAGGACAGGCCCGTTCTGCTGCCTTCGTATTCAAGGACAAAGCAGCACAAGATCCGATCGCAATTGGTACACTTGCTCCGAAGGATCGCAGACCTGGCGTGCTCGCAGAACCTGATCAGAGCCTTGTCATTGAAGGTCTGATTCCGCACCTGCCCACTTCCGTTACTACGGTTGAATATCTCAAAGAAGGAACGTTCACGAATAACGCTGCATTCGTTGCAGAAGCTGCACAGAAACCGCAATCAACTGATACGTTTGAGCTGATGCAGTCTAACGTTCAGACTATCGCCCACTTCTCGAAAGTGACCCGTCAGTTGATTGATGACAGCGCCACGCTTGCAGCATTCATCAATTCCAGAATGGTTTACGGTGTCAACCTCGTTGTTGAACAGCAGATTATCAATGGCAACGGCACATCTCCGAATCTCAGCGGTTTGATGAATACTGGCAACTACACTGCACAGGCTTTCACCTACGAGGATTTAGGCGGTGATTCCGGCACTCTGCTTGATCTGTTGCGCTTGTCTATCGCTAAAGTGAACGCTGCCAACTACAGAGCAAACGCCATTCTGTTGAACCCGATGGATTGGGCTAAGTTGCAGGGCTTGAAGGGCTCCAACAATCAGTATCTGTATGGCGTCCCGTCAATCAGCTTCGAGAACATGACCGCATGGGGTGTTCGCGTGGTGACCTCTGCCTCTATGACTGAAGGCAAATATCTCGTTGGTGACTTCTCGCAGGCTGCCACCATCTATGACCGTATGTCCACAGTGATCGACATCGCTTCCCAGAACGAAAATGACTTCATCAAGAATCTGTTCACGATTCGTGCTGAACGCCGTCTCGCCCTGGTTGTCGAGCATCCGAAAGCATTAGTTGGTGGTTCTCTGGCTATGCCTACAAAGTTAGGCGGCTAATCTTAATTGTCATGGTTTGGGAGCGGGAAACCGCTCCCATTTTTCTTATGAAAGTAAAAATCACAAAATCTGTTTTAACGGTTGTCGGACGTTTTGAAGCTGGCTCCATCGTTGTTCTTTCCGATGGCACGGCTGAAATGTTGATTCGTGAAGGTTTTGCAGAAGTTCCCAAACCTGGAAAGAAGAAAGTTGATCAGAAACAGGAACCGAAAGAGGAGCTGAATCATGACGAAAATGGCGGTGACGCTCGAGGAGCTGAAACAGCACCTAAGAGTTGAGCATGATGCTGATGATGCACTGATTCAATCCTATGGCCTGGCTGCGACAGAGTTTGCAGAACAAGTCTGTGATCGTGAGATCGTCAAAGATACCGATCCGCGTGCAGTCTGCACGAGCATTGATGATGTCCCAGACAGCATTAAAACCTGGATCAAGCTGTATGTGACCGATCTCTACGAGCGCCGATCTATCACTGAGGGCCAAGATTCAAAGATTCGTCATTACGATCATCTGCTTGACCGATTCATCATCTATGACCGAGTTCTGGAGCACCTATGAACCTGCCCAATGTCGGTGACCTCCGGCACAGGGTCACATTTGAAATGAGGAAGTCGGTACCAAACGATTCGGCTGGATTCTCTGATGTTACTACCAACTCATTCACAGTTTGGGGAGACATTCAACCAGTCGGAGCTCAGATTTTCTGGAACACATCGCAGATTGATGAAACAGTCACGCACCGTGTTTTCACTAGATTCATCGAAGGAAAGACACGTCCGCAAGACCTCACCAGACTGATCCGAATTGTCTGCAACGGCTTGAAGTATCGCGTGCGCAGAGTTTCAGACATCGCGGGTAAAGACCGTTTCACTGTCATTGATGTGCAGCAGGAAGGAGTAGTCCAATCATGAGCGCCGAATTTTTAGAAGTCCGGACGCCCGATGGCTTCACGTTCTGGGATTTTGATAAAAAGGTCATCCGCTCTGCCCTGCGAGAAGTCGGAAAAGACGTAAGGAAAGCAGCGCGCCAGCGTATAAGCAAACGTGCAGTTTCACGTCCTGGCGAACCGCCTGGTAAACAGTCAGGTGAAATGCAGAAGTCAATCAAGGCAACGGTATCAAAAAGCGGGAATGCAGTATGGATTCGACCTACTAAGACAAAGAACATGCGGGAGTTTTATCCCGCTTTTGTTGTTTTTGGGCACCGTGGACCGCGTTCTGATTCACCCAAACAGCAATCCAAGAAACGCCAGGGTAAGAAAGTTGTGCTCCCCCGCGAGAACTTCTTGCAGGTTGTGGCAGAGGAATACCGGAAGCGGTTTGAGGATCGCATGGAGGATGCTTTTGTTGAGGGAATCAAATCATGATGATCAGAATTTCAGACTACATCCAGGCGATCAGAGAACGATGTCCTAGTTTCAAAGGACGGGTTGCAGGCGCAAGCGCCTGGGCAGTAGATTCTCTCGTTCGAGTTGAGGCGCCTGATCTTCCGGCTGCTTATGTTGTTCTTGAGAATGAACAAGGCGGACAGTATTCGTTAAACGGTGAATACCTACAGAATGTTGATGTCTCGCTGGCCGTGATCGTCCTCGTTGCTAACCAGAACAATGAAGAACTTCGAGGCCAGGGAGACTTAGAGCAGATCGACAAAATTCGTGGGGAGCTTTTCCACGCGATTTTGTTTTGGAGCCCTGATCCTAAGCACCTCGAAAAACTCGCCTACGACGGTGCAGAGGTCATCTATCTCGACCCTGAGCGCATGGCTTACAGATTCGATTTCAAAACAATGTACCGGCTGGACTACAGCGATACCTACCAAAAAACACTCTACGAAAGTTATCCGCCATTCAAAGAGAACGATATTGATCTTGAGAAGGACGGAATTTCCGAAAAGGTAAAGATTTTGTTAAATCAATAGGAGTAACAGATGCCTGTCTCTTTTAACACAATTCCATCAGGAAACGGCTTGATGGTCCCTCTGTTTTATGCAGAGGTTGATAACTCTGCTGCATTTACGCCTGGAAACAGCAATGTGGCTCTGTTATTCGGTCAAATGCTTGATTCCGGTACTGCAACAGCGGGCAAACCGGTTGCAGTTTCTTCCGCTGCTATGGCTAAGACGCTGTTTGGCCGTGGTTCCATGCTCGCTCGAATGGTCGAGGCATACCGCAACACTGATGTGCTCGGTGCGCTGTACTGCATCCCGCTTGAAGACGCGAGCACTGCAACAAAAGCATCCGCCACCGTGACAATAACCGGCACTGCTTCTGAATCAGGTACGGTATATCTGTACATCGGTGCAGACCTCGTTCGCGTCGGTGTAGCAGCAAAAGACGCTGCAAATACTGTTGCCACCTCTATGGCTTCCGCTATTACAGCCAAAGGTGACCTGCCTGTTACAGCCTCGGCAGAAGCAGGTGTGGTCACGATCACTGCACGAAATGGCGGAACGCTCGGAAACAACATCCTTGTTCGTAAGAATGTCAAAGGAGCGATTGGCGGTGAGATGGACGTTCCTGGCCTGGGTGTCGAGATTACCGCAATGAGCGGTGGTGCCACTGATCCTGACCTGACAGACGCTCTCAAGGCGATGGGCAGTGACGCTTATGAATACATCGGCAATCCTTATTGCAGTGCTGATGTGCTCGATGACTTCCAGGACCTGATGAACGATACTTCCGGCAGATGGTCTCCTTACCAAATGCTCTATGGTCATGTGATCACTGCCAAGCGCGGTGACTACAACACTCTGCTGACTTTCGGCAAAACTCGCAACGATCAGCACATGACGACTTTTGCCCTTGAGCCAAACTTCGGCTCCTGGGATGTGGAAGCTATCGCCAGCGCAGTGGCACGCACTAAGGTGTTCATTGATGCAGATCCGGCACGACCGACCCAAACCGGTTCGCTCATTGGTATCACCGGAGCGCCTACAGGAGAAATGTTCCAGCTGACCGAGCGCAATACTTTATTGCAGAACGGCCTGGCAACTCTCACTTCTGTGGCAGGTGTTGTTCAGATTGAGCGTGAAGTCACTAATTACCGTGTCAACAAATACGGTGAGCAGGATCTGAGCTATGTCGATTGTGAAACTCTGTTTACAACTGCCTATGTTCTGCGCTATCTCAAGGGCCTGATCACATCGAAGTACGGACGCCACAAACTCGCCAATGACGGCACCAATTTTGGTCCTGGTCAGGCGATTGTTACACCTAAGATCATTCGCTCTGAGCTGACAGTTGCTTATGCCAAGTTGGAATATCAGGGCATTGTTGAGAACGCAACTATTTTTGAGCGCTATCTGGTTGTTGAACGTGACACTGACAATGTGAATCGCATCAATGTGCTGTTCCCGCCTGATTACGTCAATCAGCTCAGAATCTTTGCACTTCTCAATCAGTTCAGACTTCAATATCAGGAGGCGTAAAAAATGGCTGAGTTAATTGCTGGCACCTGCTATGTCAAGATTGATGGGCAGGTTTTACTTCTAAAAGGCTCCATGACCGCGACTGCCTCTAATGTCTCACGTGAGGCCATCATCGCGAATGGTCGTGTCAGTGGTCACAAAGAAATTCCAGTTGTTCCTACCATCAGCGGTCAATTCGTTGTTGACAAGAATTTCCCTGTTCAGAAGTTGCAGACAGGAGTTGACATGACAGTTGTCGCAGAATTTGCGAACGGCTGGACTTACACATTGGGCGGTGCTTTCGTAACCGATTCAATTGAAGTCAGTGGTGACGATAGCGATACGACGATCAATTTTGCAGGAGAAACCGGTAAATGGAGCATTTAATAAAACTGACCGAGCCGGTGAAATTCGGTGACACTGAACTGACCGAGCTCCATCTGAAAAGCCCGAAGGGGAAGCTGATTAAACAAATCGGCCTCCCCTTTAGTTTTAACCAAGACGGCTCTTTTGAGATGCTGACTGATCGCTGTGCGAAGTACATTTCAGAGTGCGCCAGCATTCCGATGAGCACTGTCGATGAGTTAGGTGCAGAAGACTATCTGCAAATCTGCGCAGAGATAACTGGTTTTTTCGGACAACGGACGGCCTCATAAATCTGCCAATTAACCAGCTGGTGGATTGGTTCTTCGATGTTGGGTGGGTTTGGCGTATGCCTCCCACCCAAATTCTTGAGATGAGCCTAGATGAGCTGTTCCTATTTGATAAACAATACAGGCGCCTGAGAGCGCGGGAAGAAAAAAATCATGGCTAAAGATTTAAGACTAACCGCGATTTTTGCTGTTAGAGATCAGCTCAGTCCTGTAATCAAAAAACTCTCAGATAAGTGGGGAAGTTTCAGGAAACTTCTCGAATCTGGCAACTTTAAAAAACTAAATAAACAGTTTTTGTTCTTTCGGCGTTCGTTGACCAACGTCACGAACAAGGTCACGGACGCTGCAAAGAAACTCGCCCTGCCGATCACAGCTGCTGCCACTGCTGTCGGTTTTTCGTTGTCTCAAATGATGTCCAAGTTTTTGGACACTGGGGACGCGATAGACAAGGCATCTATTCGACTGGGTATTGGCGCTGAACGGCTTCAATCTCTGCAATATGCAGCAAAGATGAGCGGTGCAACAGCTGAGGATATGAATTCAGCCCTTGGCAAACTCAACGAGAATATTGCTAAGGCAGCAGCGGGCAAAAATGAAGAATTAGCCAGCCTGTTCAAGAAACTGGGTATTTCACTCAGGGACGCGAATGGTCATGTGCGAACTGCTGCTGATGTTCTGCCTGAATTCGCTGATGCTATCCAGCGCAACACGAATTCCAGCGTGCGCGCTCGCATGGCGATTGCTGCTTTTGGCGACGCTGGTCAAAAGCTGATCCCGATGCTCCAGGACGGCTCGAAAGGGCTGGCAGACATGGAGAAAAAGGCCCATGATCTTGGCCTCACCATGTCTCAAGATGATGTCAAAGCAGCCGCTTCACTTGGAGACAAATTCACAGACTTAGGCAGTGTTTTTGATTCTTTCGGCAACACCATCAGCGCGAAACTTGCTCCGGTACTCGGACCCTTGATTGATGATCTAACAGAGTTCCTCGCAAAAAACAAGGATGCGTTTGCTGGCCGTCTTTCCGAGGCAGTTTCAAAACTAGCTGACAGCCTGAAAAAAGTCGATTTTGAAAAACTCGCTAATGAGGCGATGGACTGTTTCCATGCGATTGGTGATCTGTATGACAAGATCGGCGGATTCGATACGATTCTCAAAGCACTCGCTGCTTTGATGGCGGGCAAGGTGATCATTGCAATCGGATCTTTTGTTGGATCCTTATTAACACTCGGGCAGTCTTTTTTTGCATTAATCCCAATCATCAAGGCTGTCGGAATTGCATTTGTTGCTAATCCTATCGGTGCAGTGATCACAGCGATAGCAGCTGGCGCAGCGCTGATCATCTCCAACTGGGACAAGGTTGGACCATTTTTTACAGCTCTGTGGAACGGCATCACAGG